CCGTAGAGGCCAGCATCACATTCATCAAGAAGCCAACAGTATGGGCTATGAGTGGGTATGGCGCGTTGACGATGATGCTATACCAGAGCCAAACGTCCTAGAAACGCTTTACAGCCACATAGGCGCGTTTACAGGCGCAGTAGGGGGGTCGGTATTAACTCCGCCCTATATGCCCAACACGGGCTCTGTAACGGGCCTTATTGACAACATTGATAGCGAGCCTAACATTCAGTGGGGAGTTATACATGATACAAAGTCTGTGGAGCATTTACACTGCACTTTCCTATATAGGGCTGGGGTTGTTGATTATAATTTGGGTCTGTCACGCGTAGCGCACAGAGAAGAGACACTGTTTACCTATGGTCTGCACCAAAAAGGCTACCAGATTTTAGTAGTACCAAACGCAATAACGTGGCACATGAAGAACCCCGAGGGTGGGATTCGTAGCGAAACAAGGCGGGAGATGTATGAACATGATGAGCAGATTTTTAGAAATATTCTTAGATACCGTGATAAAACCATTGTGGTTCTTAATTGTGGTCTTGGCGACCATCTTGTATTCAGCCATGTACTTCCTTCAATACCTAATGCTGAAGTGTTTACTTGCTACCCTGAAGTGGTTCCCGGGAAGTCGATAGCAGAAGCAATACATTTATTTGGTGACATTGATCCTTGGAACGTCTACAAGAAGATGGACCAGTGGAAGTGGAAAGATAGTTTAGAGAACGCGTACAGAAAGTTATACGCATGATTATTATCTCACCGTACTCCAAGGCGTTATTGAGTGGTAAGCAGAACCCAAAGAATTATCCTTACTGGAAGGAGTTGATCGAAATGATTGACGAGCCTATTATCCAGGTTGGAATAGAAGGGGAGCAACAGTTAGTCCCCGATTTTAGAAAGAATTTACCCATTACAGAGTTGCGTAAGCTAATTCAAGAATGCCGAACATGGATCTCTTGTGACAGCTTTTTTCAGCACTTGGGATGGGACGAAGGTAAAAAAGGGATTGTGTTGTGGGGAGTATCTGATCCGTTGATATACGGTCACCCAGAAAACATTAACCTCTTAGAAGATAGAAAACATTTAGCAGAAAACCAATTTCTCTGGTGGGAGTTTGTGGACCACCGGAACGAACGATTTGTGAAACCCAAGATCGTTTTAGAACATCTTAAGGAATAAAAAATGGCCGCATCCGGTTTTACACCCATACAGCTTTATTACAGCACAGTCTCTGGACACGCGCCAGTGGCGGGTGGTTTGTTAGACGGTGAACTAGCGATTAACACCGCCGAGGGAAAGCTGTACTATAAAAATAGCTCTGGTGTAGTAACGGTACTAGCAGGCCTTTCTGGCTTTTCTGGCTACAGCGGCATTAGTGGCTACAGTGGTATTTCAGGATACAGCGGATCTGGCGTTAGTGGATACAGTGGTATCTCTGGTTACAGTGGTTTTAGTGGTATCTCTGGTTACAGTGGTTTTAGTGGCACCTCTGGCTACAGTGGCACCTCTGGCTATAGCGGTATCTCTGGCTACAGTGGTATCTCTGGCTATAGTGGCACCAATGGAACTATTGGTGTAAATGGTGCGTCTGGATATAGTGGCTTTTCTGGTATCTCGGGTTATAGTGGTTACAGCGGAACCAACGGAACCTTTGGTGGTAGCGGTGCGTCTGGCTATAGTGGCATATCTGGTTACAGCGGTTTTTCAGGTTACAGTGGCTCTGGTATCTCTGGCTACAGTGGCTCTGGTATCTCTGGATACTCTGGTGCAGGCCTATCTGGTTACAGTGGTGCTGTAGGAACTTCTGGCTACAGCGGTATCTCTGGCTACAGTGGCACCAACGGCGCGTCTGGTATCTCTGGCTACAGCGGCTCTGGTATCTCTGGATACTCTGGCGCGGGCCTATCTGGTTACAGTGGCTTCTCTGGATACTCTGGAGTTGTGTCATACCCAACTGCGGGTATTGTTACATCAACTGGATTGGCTTTTGGTTCAGTACCAGATCCATTACAAGTTGGTCACGGCGGTACTGGATTAACTGCCATTACTGCAGGATACATCCCCTTTGGTAACTCGTCTACAGCGCTGGGAACTAGCTCACTGATTAATTGGAGCACAGCCAACGTTCGTCTAGGTGTTGGTATTGCGGCGCCTGTCGCAACATTACACGTTCGTGGTGGCAATTCAAACAACGCCATCGTTGATAACGACGGTTCACAGTACACTTCATTTAGTTGGTACAACAACGGCACAGAAAAAGCTCAGGGTTACTTTGATGCTACTAATATTCTGTTTGTTCTGGGCACAGACGTAGCCGCACCATTTATATTTAAAGCAAACGGCACAGAGGGTATGCGCCTATCTAGCGGCGGTGGTGTTTCTATTGGTACATCAACTGGCGCGGGCGCAGGTAATTTGCTGGTTAACGGTACTGTAACAGCTAACAGTTTGGGCGCTGCATCAGTTACATCACTAACATCTAGTGGTGCTATTTCTGGCACAACAATATCTGGCACATCAGTAACTGCCACAGCTGGCGTGACAGCATCAACGCTACCGTTTTTTATTAACGGTCTTACAATAGCTTCTAACTACACATTGCCAGCAAGTGTTGGGGCAATGTCAACAGGCCCAATTACAATTAATACTGGTGTTGTGGTTACTATCTCTTCCAGCTCACGCTGGGTAGTATTATAAGGAAAAATTATGAGTTCAATCGTAATAGCAGGGGCATCAAGCGGCAGCGCTACTTTGGTGCCAACGGATGCAACTACAACCACAATTACGTTACCTAACACTACAGGTACTTTAGCCTTAGCCTCATCCGTTAAAGGTTTAGGTTTAAGTGGCGAAACTTGGCATGATGTAAGTGGTACTAAAACTTCTGGAACAACTTATACTGCCCCAGCCTATCCTATTATGGTTTCGGTAGGAACTATTCAAACAAATCCATACCACGGTGTATTGGCTACTGTAGCTGGTGTAACAGTATTAAATACTTTTGCTGGTTCTAATAACTATACATCTACTCAAAATGGTAGTTTTATTGTCCCAGCTGGTGCTAGTTATGTAGTTACCATTACTGGAACGCTTGGTTTTTGGGCCGAGCTTTACTAAGGATAAATTATGACAGCATCAATTAACGCATCAACATCATCTGGGGTCGTAATTACTTCGGACACGTCAGGCAACTTAGCTTTTCAAAGCAACGGTACGACTGTTGCCACTGTATCTTCTTCAGGTTTTAGTTCTAATAGTTTATTAGGTAATGCTAATCAAACATATCAAAATGTAACAGCAAGCAGAACAAACGGTACAACATACACCAATTCCACTGGTGCCCCTATTTTAGTATTGCTTGTAGCTTCTGACGCTTCTGGTCAAGCATTAAACATGGTGCTAACTGTTGGTGGAGTTACACTAACAACAATAAGCGGTTCTCCAGCAGCAACGCCAAGGGAATTTACAGTAATTGTTCCTGTTGGCGCCACTTATTCAGCTTCATGGAACGCTTCTGCAACTTTTAACGCATGGTGGGAATTAAGATAATGTCAATTACATTAGGCGGGTCAACCCCAAACATTACGTTTAGCGATGCAACAACCCAAAACACCTCTTCAACCCCTATCCAAACCAACGGCCAAGTTTTTACATCTAGCGGGACATTTACTATTCCAGCGGGTGTTACTCAAGTTAAAGTAACAGTAGTTGGTGGTGGTGGTGGTGGTGCTGGACATAACTATAGTGGCTGTTGTTCACAATTTGTTGGTGGCAATACTGGTGGAACTTCATCCTTTGGAGCTTATGTTACTGCTAGTGGTGGAGGTGGTGCAACGATTTCTGGTTTTTCCGCTGGTGGTACTGCTGGTGGTACTGCATTAAGTTTAGCAATTACTGGGGGTTCACCTATTCCTGTTTATATAAATTCTGGAAGTGCCGCTGGATTAGGTGGTGGCGGTACTTTTTTATCTTTACAAGGAAATAATAATACTTCTAGGGCTGGTTATGGTAGAGGTGGAGCTATTCAAGCAGACCAAACAGGACAGCCAAATCCTACTGTTCAAGGTGCTGGTGGTGGTACAGGCATTGGTTACATAACTGGGTTAACTTCTGGCGGAACTGTAACAGTAACTATCGGTGCTGGTGGAACTGTTAATGCTGTAGGTGGCGGTGGAGCACAAGCTGGTTATGCTGGTCAAGCTGGCGTTGTTATTGTTGAATGGTAAAAGGAAAATAAAATGATGACCCAAGAATATCTACAAGTTGAAAATAATGTAGTTACCAATATGCTTATGTGGGATGGCGATGTTAATACTTGGCAACCACCAGCAGATGCAATAATGCTGGTACAAGCAACAACTCCTTCAATGGTTTGGCTTCCAAATGATACTGTTATTCCAGCAATTTATAAACTAACTGAAGTAATTGGTTTTGGTTCTATTGGATTTACTTGGAATGGTACAGTATTAACTACAAACCAACCTGAACCAACTGATTTGGTTGCTAATAGTAATCAACCTATTGTTACTGGAATTCAAACAATATGACAACTCATATAACGGCTAAATTTCAATTTGTATATGATGGTGCTCAGTTAAATATTTTTCATGCAAATAAAGGTGAGGGTTTACCTAAGCATAGCCATACTTACTCCCATGCTACTGCGTGTATGTCGGGGTCTATAAAGGTACATAAAGAAAAAGCTGAATATGTACTGACTAAAGATAGCCAGCCAGTAAATTTAGTTGCTAGTGAATGGCATGAAATAGAAGCACTAGAAGATGGCACAGTATTCGTAAATGTATTTGCTGAAGGTAAGTATTAAACCATGGATCTCCAAACTCTCATCAACACAGTGCTACCTCTTATCTGCGTAGCCATCGGCTGGTTCTGCAAGGAGCTCTGGAACGCTGTTCAGGATCTGAAAGACGACCTGACTGATATCCGGACACACCTAGCAGACAACTACGTCAAAAAAGAAGACTTTGCAAGCCGCTGGGATGAGGTGCTAAAAGCAGTTCACCGTATCGAGGATAAACTTGATGCCCTTCGAGCAAAATGAGAACATTTCTCAAGCAACTGTTAACTGGCAAAGATAATCAGACGTATGATATCGGTAGAGTTACTTGGTTACTTGGTACCATCACTGTTATTGCTTTGGCTGCTTTCGAGGTGTCCACGTCGCAGATCAGCCTTCGAGAACTTGCGGAGGCTCTGGGAATTGTTTCGGCAGCGGGTGGCGCGTCGACCATGATGAAATCTAAAACAGAACCCGGCGGTGAGTAATGTTTCCTTTAGGAGTACTTGACGGTGTCAAAATTGGACTTTTTGCTTTATCTTTATGCGTGGCTGGCTATCTTGGCTACGCTGTGGAAAGTAGTCGATTCAATTCGTACAAACAGGCGCAACAAGCTGCCACCCAAGCGCTCCAAGAGCAGCACCAAGCAGCCGCCGACCAAATAAGAAAAGACAAAGATGCTCAGATTACTTCTATTAACGCTCAGCTTGTCGATGCTATTAGCGAGCTGCGTAAACGTCCCAGTCGCGCCCAAGCCTCCAGCAATGGACAAGGTGGAACTGGGCTGTCCCTTTCTGCCGAAGACTCTGATTTTCTTGTCCGGGAAGCTGCCAGAGCAGACATCTTGCGCACCGGTCTCTCAGCCTGCTACCAACAATACGACGCGTTAAATAAATAAACCCCAATTTGCGTATTAGTATACGCAAAGTAAGGAGTAAAATGAAAAAGCTAGTTGCTGTAGTACTGTGGTGCCTTGGAGTCTTTG